TGGCCAAGACGGTCAAGAAGGTCGGGAGCGAGGCGGAGCTGCGGAAGTGGCTGGCGACGGGCCAGTGGTTCGAGACGCCGGGCGATCTCGTCGAGCGGGCCAAGGGGCTCCAGCGGGACATCGAAGTGGCGGCGGCGCATCGGGCCTACGAAGATCGGAACATGGGGGCCGGCGCGCGGCGCGAGATCGAGGCGTTCGACGACGCGGCGGACGGGTTCGTCGCGGAAGTGCCGGAGATGAAGCGGAAGCCGAAGGGGCGGACGGTGACAACGGAGGCGGCGATCAAGGCCGCGGGAGGATTGCATGGCGACAGGCAAGCAGCAGGCCGCGGCAAGCGGTAACCAGGAGAACGCGGCGGCGCGGGCCGCTCGGGAACAAGCGGCGCGTGAACGCGCGGAGCGGGAACGGGTCGCGGCGGCCCATGGCGAGCAGGCGGACCCGGCGGACGTCGCGGCGGACGAGCAGGATGCGGAGGCCGCCGACGCGGAGTTTGGAGAGCGCGAGCCGGGCGACTACGACGGCAAGCAGCACTATCCCAAGGCGCTGTACGGCAAGTACCCGGACGGCACGGTGGTTGTCGAAAAGGTCGAGGACAAAGCCGCGCACGATCGCCTGCTCGAAACGCGGGCCGATCTCGATTGGGCGGAGTCGCCGGCCGATCATGGGCTGGAGACGGCGCCGGGCGGGACGCCGATCGAGTCGTCGAAGCACGCGGGCATCATCGGCACGGTGAACGCGGAGACGGGCGTCGCCGAGACGGTGGCGCAGCGACAGGCGCGCGAGTCCCGCGAGCCGCAGGCCGCGAAGAAGTAGGACGGTCGTACGATCGTACGCCCGGCGGCATGACGTCGCCGGGCGTTTCCTCGGGAGGTGCGGCGCATGACGTGGCGCGATCTGATCAAGCTGGCGCTACAGGATCTCCGCATCTACGGAGCCGTCGGGAACGTGTCGGCGGAAGATGAGGCACTGGCGACCGCGCATCTCAATGACTGGCTCGACGCGCAGCAGAACGATATGTCGGCCGTCTCAGAGATTCGGCGGACCACCTGGGTACTGACGGCGGCGGCCTCCTACGCGGTCGGTATCGGCGCGGCGGTCAACGTGCAACGGCCGGTCAGTCCGCAGGCGATCGCCGGGGTCGGGTATATCGATAGCAGCCTGACAGGCTCACCGGAACTCGCGCTCAATCCGCCGCTCACTCCCTCGGAGTGGCAATCGATCGCCTACAAGAGTTTCTCGTCGCCACAGCCGGCCGGCTGGTACTACGAAGCGACCATGCCGACAGGGACGCTCTCGCCGTATCCGGTCCCGTCGTCGGGAACCTTGCAGGGCGTGATGTATTCGGCGGTGTCGGTGGCGGAAGTCACGAATCTGGCGGCCGTGCTGGCGCTCCAGCCGGGGATGCGGTTGTGGCTGCGGAAGGCGCTCAAGATCGAGCTGGTCGATCCGTTCCGGGTGCCAGTCGGCGAGCAGACGCTGATGCGATGGAAGCAGGAGCGGGACGATGCGGCGGCGAACGTGGGACGCATGAACGAGCGGCTCGAAGAAGTCTCCTTCGGTGCGGCCGGGGCGCTGTTCGGCGGTCGGCGCAGTCCAGGCAATCTATACAGTGGTCAGTAGATGATCTATCCCGGCTTTATCGGGGCCAGCGGGAAGCTCCTCGGGCTGATCGCGGACATGTCGCGCATGGTGAATCTCTACCTGGAGAAACGCACGCTGACTGGGCGGCCGGCGCTGTATTCGTGGCCGGGGCAGACGGCCTTCGCGACAACACCGGGGAGCATCGGCGGGCGGGCGGCATTCCAGATGAACGGGCGGACGCTGTTCCTGATGGGCGGGGATCTCTACGATCTCTCGGCAGCCGGGGTGCCGACGTTGCGGGGCTCGGTGCCGCAGGATGGTGCGCGCGGCTACATCACGATGAACGGCGCGGCCGGAGCGCAGGCGCTGATCGCGAGCGCGACGAATGCCTATGTGTTGAACCTGACGACGAACGTCTTGTCGGCGGCGGTGTTGACGGGCGCGGCACATCAGATCGGCTATCTGGACGGCTACGGCATCGCGTTCGATCGGGTGCTGTCGCGGATCCGGCTGTCGAACCTGAACGATTTCCTGACCTGGGATCCGACGCAGTTCCTGGGCCGGAACGATGCCCCGGATAACTGGCTGGCGATGTGTGTCAACGCGCCGGATGTCTGGCTGATCGGCGAGCAGACCGGCTGCGTGCTCTACGATGCGGGTTCGTTTCCGTTTCCGCTGGCGGTACGGCCGGGGTTGCAGTTCGCGTGGGGCATTGCGGCGGCCGATTCGATCGCAGCGGCGGGCGACTCGGTGCTGTGGGTGTCGCGCAATCGGGACGGTGAAGGGATCGTCGTGCGGGCGCAGGGCTATGTGCCGCAACCATTCTCCAGTGCCGCGTTGGAGACGGCGATCGCGCGCTATGCGCGAGAAGCGCGGATCGACGATGCCGAAGGGCTCGGGCTCCAGTGGGAAGGGCATTCGTTCTACGTGCTCCGGTTTCCCTCAGTGCCGGCGACGTGGTTCGCGGACCTGACCACCGGCGAGTGGGGCGAGCTCGGGGCCTGGAATGCGCCGCTCGGGCGGTTCGACGCGTGGCGGGCGCGGGTGCATTGCCTCGCGTTCGATCGGCATCTGGTCGCGGATAGCGGGTCATCGGTGATCGCGTTCCTGGACATGGCGAGTTCGGTCGAGGCGGACGGCTCGGCGATGCGGCGGCTGCGGATCCCGCCGTCGTTGCTGGCGCATGACGGGCGGCCGATCATCGTCGATCGGTTGCGGCTGCTGATGCAGACCGGCATGGGGACGCAAGACGGACAGGGCGCGGCGCCGGTGGTGCTGCTGCGGGAGTCGGAGGACTACGGGCAGACGTTCGGGGCGGAGCGGCAGGCGTCGCTCGGGGCGGTCGGCAAGACGTGTACGGAAGTGCTGTTCACGCGGTCCGGGCAATTCATTACGGGCTACGTGCCGGAGATCGTGATTACCGATCCGGTGCCGGTGCGGATCGTGGGTTGTGATATCGAAGGGGACAATCTCGGGATCCAGCAGCAGGGCGTGCAGCTATGACGGTGATCGCGTCGCCGCCAACGCAGGACAGCGTGATCGAGCTCGATCCGCGCGATCCGGAGCGCCGGTCGCCGTTCATCCTAGCGCGCGTGTGGATCGTGTGGCTGCTCCAGTCGTTGATTCCGCGGATCTCGGCGTCGCCGGAGGTGCTGACGTCGAACAAGGAATACGCGAATCAGAGCACGTCACTCGGAACGACCTCGATCCCTACCGGGATCCTCGCGGCGGGGGCGTACCGGGTCGAGTACACCCTGCGGGTCACGGTGGCCGATGGCGTCTCGAGCTCGGTGCAGCTGGCGATCGGGTGGACGGATAGCGCGGGGGTGGCGCTGACGCAGAACGCGGCGCCCTTGGCGGCGGATAATGTCACGGTGGTGCAAACGGGCGGGCTCCGGGTGGCGATTGCGGGTAACTCGACGATCACGTTCAATACGACGTATGCGTCGAACACGCCTGGGAAGATGCGGTACCGGCTCCAGTTCTCGGTGACGCGGATCGGGCCGGTATGACGCTGCGCGATGCGACGAGCGCGGACGCGGCGGAGATCGAGCGCATGGGGCTCCGGTTCCTGAGTGACGAGGGGCCGTATCGCGGCCGGTTCAAGACGTCGCCGGAGGCGTTGCGGCGGCTGCTCGAGCTGATGCTGCGGCCGACGGCGTTGGCGTTGGTGCTGGAGGCGGAGCCGGGGCGCCTGGTCGGGATGTTCGGCGCGTTCCTGTTCGAACATCCGATTACCGGGCAGCGGGTCGCTTCGGAGCTGTGCTGGTGGGTGGATCCGGAGGCGCGCGGGGCCTCGGTGAAGGCGACGTCGATGGTCCAGGTAGCGGTCCGGTGGGCGCAGGATGCGGGCGCGGAGTGGTTCGAGGTGATCGCGCCGAATGAACGGATTTCGGCGTTTTACGAGCGGATCGGGTTCTATAAGGCGGATACTCACCATGTCAAGGTGCTGACATCATGACGATCAACGGATTCCAGCTCGAAGCGCGGCACGGCACGCGGGGGCGCGTGTGGGAGGCGGCGCCGTGGGAACGGTTCGAGGCCCGGGGCGTGATTGCCACGGCGATCGCGTTGGCGGCGCTGACGGCGGCAGCCGGGGCGGGCGGGGCGGTCGCCTCGGGAGCGATTGGCGCGCATGCGGCCGGGTCGGCGGCGAATACGGCAGCCGGGGCGCAGACGGCGGCCATGCAGACGCAGCTGCAGGCGGAGCGCGAGGCGACGGCGGCGCAGACGGCGGCCAGTGACAAGCAGCTGGCCTATAACACGCAACAGGCGGCGCTGGCGCGGCAGGACGCGGAGACGAACCGCGAAGGGGATTACGCCTCTTGGGCGGCGCGGGAGGGGCGGCTCGGGACGATTGGCGAGGCGCTCGGCCTGCCGGCGCGGCAGATCCCGGCGTTCCGGCCGCTCGGCGCGGATCCGTCGGCGGGCGGGTCGAGTGGCGCTCCGGTCTCGGCGGCGACGTTGCCGAAGCAGGGCGAAGTGGATTGGACGGCGGCGCCCGATAAGCTTGGGCAGCAGCTCACCGGGTATTTCACGTCGCGCGGCGTCAATCCGGGCGAAGTGCCGTACTGGGTGAGCAAGGCGGCGGAGTTGGTGCAGCGGGGCCAGCAGCTCAACGATCCGGCGTATGCGGACAAGCGGCTGGCGGCGGCCGATGTGTTCGGCGCGATCGGCGGGCGTCCGGCGGCGGCGCCGGCTGGCTCGATCGCGTCGATGACGCCGGGCTATCAGGCGCCGCTGACTCCGCCGGTCATGGCGGCGCAGGCGCCGGTGCCGGGGTCGATTCGGGCGCTGGCCGCCTAGGAGACCACAGATGGCGATGGCAAACGATGATCCGTGGAACACGCCGGTCGATCCGAGTGATCCGGCGGCGGGAGGCGGGACGGCGCCGGCCGGTGATCCGTGGTCGGCCGATGAGCGCGGCCAAGCGCAGCAGTGGGCGCAGGACTATGTGACGTCGCATCAGATCCCGGCGTCCTGGGGCAACGCGGACGATCTCGCCAACATCTATCTGCGGGAGCGACGCAACGGGGCGACGCATGACGCGGCGCTGGCGACGATGCAGAACGGGCCGAACATCAACGGGTGGGCGCAATATGCGGCGCCGACTCCAGGGGCTCCGGCGCCAGCGTCTCAGCCTCCTGCGGCGGCTCCGGCGCCTGGTGGGGGCGGCGGGACGATCGCGCCGATTACCGGCACGCCGGATTGGTTCCCCAAGGCACCGACACCGAATCTGCCGACGTTCACGCCGGCTGCGCCGTACCACGATCCGAACTACGCGGACGCGTTGAACGATCCGGGCTATCAGTTCGAGGCGAGCGAAGGGCAGCGGGCGCTGGAGCAGTCAGCGGCAGCGCGGGGCGTGCTCAATGGCGGCGGGACGCTCAAGGATGTCAGCGCGTGGGGGCAGAACTTCGCCGCGCAACGCGTGAACGATGTGCGCGATCGGTCGGTGAATAACTACCTGCTCAACTACCAGACGCAGACGGCCGATCCCTACAAGTACGCGTACCAGAATGCGCTCGACACGTTCAACGGCAACTACGGAACGTGGCAGACGAACCTGCAGGCGGCGCAGCGGTACGAGGAAGATGTGTGGAACCGGCGGCTCGCAGTGGGGATGGGCTAGGGGGCCGCATGGCTGTATACCAATACGCCCCGTACGAAAATCGGTTTGCCGGGTCGATCTCGGACATTCTCGCGCGACGCGGAGACATCGCGGCAGCCGCGGCGCAGCGGGCCGGGGTGATCCTGTCGAGCGGGACGCGGGCGATCGGGGACATCCAGGCGCACGGACAGGAGCAGGCCGGGCAAGCGATGGCCAGCGCGGTCGGTGGGGCGACGCATGCGGTCGGCCAGATCCCGGCGCAGGCGGCAGCACAGACGGCGGCGACGCAGGAATCCACGCTGCGGCAGGGCGCGATTGACGATCGAGCGCGGCAAGCGGCGGACCTGAAGGCGCTGGATCAGGCGTATCAGGCGAGCGGCGGCAACCGGGACGCGATCATCAATGCGCTGCCGGGGCATCTCCGGGGCAAGGTGGCGGCGGATTTCGAGACGTTCGACAAGGCGCACGCGGAAGCCGCGGAGCTGCAGCAGAAAGCGGACGCGGCGAAAACGTCGGCGTTCGCATCGGCGGGCATGGCGATCCGCGGGCATGGCTACGATCCGACGGCGGCGCAGATCACGATTTCCGACATGAAGCGGAAGTACGCGCAGGACAAGCCGGCGCTGGCGCAGCTCCAGCAGTTCGAGGAGGCGCTGCAGGCGAATCCGTCGCCAGAGACGGTCAAGGCGATGATCGATCCGATCCTGCAGGCCGATCCCAAGACGCGCGAGGATCTCCAGAAAGAAGCGGCGGACGCAGAGACGAAGCGCGAGCATGATCTCGCGGATACGGCGCGCAAGGCGACGCTGACGGAACAGCAGAAGCGCGATGAGCAAACGGCGAAGGATGAGGACGCGCGGCGGATCCTCGAGGGCCGGCGCGTGGTGGCGGAGGAGGCGAACGCGCGCACGGCGGGCTCGCGTGAGAAGCGGGAGCAGGCCGTCTACGATCAGACATACGGGCAGGGCGGGACGAATCCGGACGGGACGCCGAAGGCGATCCCGATCTCGGCGACGGCCAAAGCGATCAGCGAGTACAAGATCGCGCCGCTGTCGCCGCGGTCGATGGCGAGCGGCGCCGGCAAGGCGCTGATGGAGCAAGTCATGGCGGCGAATCCGTCCTATGACGCGACGCAGTTCCCGACGCGCCAGAAGATGCGGATCGGGTATACCTCGGGGCAGCAGTCGCAGCAGCTCGGCTCGCTGAACACGGCGATCGAGCATCTCGGGGTGCTCGACGAGATGGCCAAGGGGCTCGACAATGGGAGCTTCAAGCCGGGGAACGAGTTGTACAACCGGGTGGCGACGCTGTTCGGCAGTTCGGCGCCGACGAATTTCGCCTTCGCGCGGGACATCATGAGCGGCGAGCTGGCAACCGCCATGAAAAAGAGCGGCGCCACGGACAGCGAGATCGAGAAGGTCACGAAGTCCTTGGACGGGGCCGGGAGTCCGAAGCAGCTCAGCGACGCGATCCGGGTAGTGGCGTTGCCGATGATCGGCGGCAAGGCGTCGACGATGCAGCAGCAGTATCGGGCGGTGATGGGCGAACAGGATCCGTTCTCGGTGTATACCCCGGGGGCGAAGGCGGTGCTGGATCGGTTCGGGGCGAGCCATGAGCCGGCGGCGCCGGGTGGGGGCGGGAAGGGTGGCGGACCGGGCGTGGTCGCGGCTCCTGGGGCGGCTCCAGCCGTCCGGCAGGGCTATGTCCGTGTGGTCGGGCCGAACGGGGAGTCGGGCCAGATGCCCGCTGGCGGGGCGCTGCCGCCCGGCTGGAAGGTCGTCCAGTAGTGGCCGGGCAGACCCTTCCGGCCGGGTTTATCCCTGACGTAGCGCCTCCTGGGGCCGTCCAGGGGGCCAAACCGGCGGGGTTCATTCCGGATGGGTTTATCGCGGATCCGGCGCCGGATTTCCGGTCGAGCAACGATCCGGCGCAGGCGACAGCGTTGGCGGCGAAGCAACGGGCCGACGATGCGGCGGCCGAGGCGGCGAAGCGGCCGTCCTGGCTCCAGTTGGCCGGCGAGGCGGTGAAGGGGTGGGGCGCCGGGATGAATCCGCTGCCGCTCCTGAAGGCGATGTATGACGATGTCTCCGGGCAGTTCTCGCAGGCGATCCAGGACGCGAAGGACGGCAACTTCGGCAAGATGGCCGGCTCGGCTGCCGGGGTGGTCGGGTCGCCGAGTCACGTCCTGCTCGAATCGGTGATCGGCTCGCACTGGCAGCAGTTCGTCAAGGCCAAGAAGGCGTACGACGCTGGAAGGTATTCAGAGGCGGCCGGGTATACGACGGCGGGGATGGTGCCGCTGCTCGGGCCGCTGGCGGCGCATGCGGGCGAGGAGATCGGGACAGGGGATCCGCGGACGATGGCGCGGGGCGTCGGCACGGCGGCGGCAGCGCTGGCGCCAGAGTCCGGGCTGCGGATCGCCGGCAAAGCGCTTGGGGCGGTGTCGGACGTCGGACGGTCGATCGCCGGGGGCGGTCGGCTCAATCCGCTGGAGGAGGCCTCGAACGCGTTCGCGCGGGAACACGATATCCCGTTGGACGCGGCGACGGCGACGGGTTCGAAGGTGGCGCGAGCGGTGCAGAAGCGGGTGGCGAACTCGATGGGCGGAGAGGGTGCGGCCGCCGATATGATCACGGCGCAGCGGGAGGCGCTGGCGCGGACGGGTGACAAGCTGGCGAACGAAGCGAACGGCGTCGAAACGGTGACGCCGGAGTGGACGAAGTGGAACGATCTACGCTCGCGGCGCGCGTCGATGATGGCGAAGCAGAATCCGGGGATGTCGGCGGGCAAGCTGAATGCCGATGCGATGGAGTTTGCGGGGCCGGAGCCGGAGAAGTTCACAACTGAGGGTCCGTCGGTCAAGGCGATCGACGCGGGCGAAGGCGTGCGGGGCACGATCCGGACGCTGATTACCAATCTGCACGATATGGCGACGAAGGCGTACGGCGAGCTGCGGAAGGCGGAGGCGTCGTCCGCGAATGCCGATACGGTCCCGATCGAGCCGGCGCCGGTTGATGCGGTCCCGGACTGGCAAAAGCGGCAGCTCCGGCGGATCGTGCATGAGATGGACGCCTCGGGGTATACGGCCGGGCATCTCCAGGACGCCGAAGCCGGTGATCTCGGGGTCGGCAGCTCCGGCAAAATCTACAATCCGCGGACCGGCGGAGCGGCGGTGTTTCACGATATCCAGGATCACGGCGGGGCCGGGTTGGACCGTGGCGAGCTCCAGCATGAGATCGAGGTGTATCTCGGCGGGGGCGCAGAGACAGCGGGCGTCAAAGGGGCGCTGGAAGTGGCGCGGCGGCGCTACGTGGGCGATGCGAAGCTGTCGGCGCCGGAGCTGCCGTCCTCCGCGTTCGATGTGCCGACGAAGTATGAAGGCGCGCGGGAGTTGTCGCGGCAGATGGCGATGGCAGTGGATCTGACGGATGTGAAGGCGGCGCTCCGGCCGATCCGGGACCGCATGGCGGCCGGGGCGGACATTGCGCCGCTGATGGGGCCGAAGGCGGACGCATTCCGGGCGCTGACGCGGATCATCGATGGGCCGAACCATGCGCCGCTCTCGGTGGTGGATGAAGCGCTCGGCGACCTGAAGGCACTGGCGCGCGGCGGCAAGAACGGGCCGGCGTTGCCGGAGCTCCGGACGGCGGGCGCGGGGACGGCGGCGTATGCCGTGTCGCGGCTCGATGCGATGGTCCGGGCGCGAGCGGCGCAGGCCGGGCCGGGCGTGCTTGCGGCGCTCGAGGAGGGCCGGGCAGCCACCCGCGAGAAGGTGGCCGCTGGCGATCTGTTCGAGACGTTGCGCGAGGAGCCGGTGCAGGCGTTCGAGCAGCTCACGGCGCCGGGCGACAAGGGGATCAATCTGCTGCGGTCGATCCGGGACGTGGCGCCGACGCAGATGATGGACGTGGCGCGGGCGTGGCTGGAGAAGCAGCTCGATCTGGCGCAGCAGGAGGGCGGGTTCGGCCACGCGGATAAGATGTGGGCGAATTGGCAGGCGATGGGCAAGCAGACGAAGCAGATCCTGTTCTCGGCGCCGGGGCAAACGCAGGCGCTCGATCGGTTCTTCCTCCTGGCGAAGCGCATGGCCGAGAATCCGAATCCCTCGGGTACGGCGCATACGCTGACGGCGCTGAATGTCGGCTCGGTGCCGGTGATGGCGGGGCTGGCGAAGATGCTGTATACCAAGCGCGGCGTGGATGCGCTGACGACGTGGTTGTCGGCCGGGCAGGCTACACGCGGCGCGTCGGCGGGCGCGGGGGCAGGCTCAGCAGCTCGCGCGGCAGCGTGGTTGGGCGTGCGGGCCGCGGCGCAGCGGGCGGGGTGGTCATTGCCGGCGCAGGCGCCACTCGCGGCCGACGCAGATGAGGGACGATGAAAGGGATCTCGATGAGGAGAAGCAGCACGATCGCGGCGGCGGTGATTGTGGGCATGGGGCTGATGGTACCGCAGGCGCTCGCGCAAGGCTCGCTGACGCCGACAGCCTATCAGACAATCCAGGACAGCAATGGCATTCCGATCGTGGGGGCGTGCATCTGGACGTACCTGGCGGGCACCTCGACGCCGACGGCGACGTATACCGCGAAGTTGGCGACGGTGCCGAATACGAATCCGATCATCACGGATAGCGCGGGGCAGTTCGTCGCGTACTTGCTGCCGGGCCAGTCCTATAAGTTCGTGTTTGAGACGGCGTGCGCGCCTCCAGCGCATGGGGCGGTGCTGCGGACGCAGGATGGGATCGACGCGACGTTAGGGACGTTTAGCGCGGCCGTGGTCGGGGATGAATCGGTGACGATTCGGAATACCACGCCCGGGGTCGCGAATCGCGCGGTGTTGTTCGTCGGGAACGATACATCGGCGACGCTCGGCACGCTGGCGGCGCACTCCAGCACGTTCACGACGTTGGGGGCGGCGATTGCGAACGGCGTCAAGCTGACATCCAGTGGTGTCGGTGGGCTCTCGCTCCAGGCGTCCGATGCGACGGGGATCATTCATTTCTTCACCGGGACGGGGACGGTTGAGCGCGGGCAGATCACGGCGGCTGGGCTGTTCAACTGGTCGACGTTCGGCGCGCATCAGTTCACCTCGGGCGCGGTCGGCGTGAATACGCTTACGGTGGCGAACACGTCAGCGGGCGCTGGGAACTCGGCGCGCGCGTCGGCGGCGAGCGATACGGTGACGAGCGTGATGGACGCCTACAGTTCGACGTGGACGACGGTCGGCGCGCAAGTGCAGGCGGGGACAATGTTCTCGGGGAACGGGGTGGGCGGGGTATCGCTGGCGGCGTTCAATGCGGCCGGGGCCGTGCGGATCTACACCGGGAGTGGGACGCTGCGCGCGACGTTCGACGCGGCGGGGAACTTCAACCTCGGCTCGACGAACATTATGGACAGTCCAGCGGTGCCGACCTCCAGTGGCGTGACGGGAGGTACGATCACGGTGACCGGGCGGGCCACTGCGTTTCGGGCCGCGGTGACATCGGGGACCGTGACGAGTTTCAGTGTCAATTTCAATACGACCTATACGACGAAGCCGGTCTGTGTGGCATCGGGGGATGGTGGGCCACCGAAAACGATCTCGTCTACGACAGATGTCACGGTCACGATGTCGCCTGGAGCCGTCACAGAAGTCAACGTACTGTGCCGTGGCTTTTAATGCGTGGCCTTCTCGCGTTCGCCCTGCTGATCCTGACGCCGCCGGTCCTCTCCGATCTGGATCGGGCGCAGGCGGAGAAGCACCAAGTACAGATCCAGCTCCTGAGTTGTCAGGCGCAACTCGTCGAGGCGCAGCTCGCGGCGCAGAAGGCGGCACTCACTGAGCAGCAGGCGAAGCTGGAGCAGCGGTTCCGCGAGATCCTGAAACCGGCGGAGGGGGACGTGTTCGATTGGGTCAGTTTGACGTGGCGGCCGGCGGGCAAGCCATGAGCGGCGTGTGGCTCGCTCTCGTCGCCTTGTTGCAGATCATCGGGCTGGCGCTGGTGCAGGCGATTATGCAGCAGCGGGCGGCGAGGCTGGCCGCGCAGCTCAAGAGCGCGGAAAAGCAAGAGGATTGGCGCCGGCAGGACGCGGTGGCCGAGAAAGCCGCGATGGCGGCACAGCTGCTCCTGCAGGCGCAACGGGACACCATCACGCGCACCGATGAGGTCGCCCGGATCGCCGCCGAAGCCGACGCGCGGGTACGGGCACAACTGACCGCGATCATGGTGCAGGGGAAAGAGATCCACATCCTGGTCAATAGCGACATGACGGCAGCGCGGACGGCGGAGCGCGACTCCCTGCGGCTCTTGGTGCTCTCGCTGAAGAACGGCTACGATCTGAGCGTCAAACTCGGGCTGACGCTGAGCGGGAGCGAGCAGGACACGATCGTGGCGTTTGAGAAGCGGATCACGGAGCTGGATCAAATCCTGGCGGACCGGCACGCGGCGCAGTTGTCCGTGGAGGCGGAAGCGGCAACGACGAAGGCGGCGGCGATGAAGGCGGCATCGGTCGTCTCATGACGCGGCTGCCGGTCGTCCGGCTGAGCGATCCGCAACGGGACGCGATCCGCAAGTTCCTGAAGAAGCGGGCCGACGGCATGGCCGTGATCGTCATGTGGGTCGGGCTGCACTTCATGTCGCCGTCGGTGGGCTGGCGGGAGGTGGCGGGCGTCGCGATTCTGGTCTGTGCGGGCGGTCTGATGCAGTGGCGGTTCGACAACGAGAGTTCATAAAGGATTAGTTCATGATGACGAAAGTGACCGTCCTCCGTGGCGATAACTGGCAGCCGTTCATTCTGGAGGCGCAGCTCGAAACCAATGCCGACGGTTCGGTGAGCTTCAAGCTGCCGTCGGGGAAGTACGCCGGACAGGATCCGACCGCCTACGGGCTGCGTGCTGACGGGCCGGCGACGCAGCAGTACCAGCGCGCAACGCTGGAGGGGTCGGTGGTGACGTTCCTCCCGCATCCGGACTATCCGGCCTTCGTGTATGTGATCGGGCGGGGGAAGGTTTACCCTTCGTGAGTTCGGCAGCAGCGGTCGCGGCGGCGTGCGGAAGCATCAGCGCGAAAGCGCCTATAGCGCCTCGGATCTATCGTGGGGACATGGGGCTCTTCATCGACGGGGCGCCTGATGTCGGGGCGGGCGGCGCAGCGAACCTCGTCCTGTCGTTCATGTACCCCCGGTATCCGCCGGAGTTTCGCGCCGCGATCCGCCATGCCTGGAAAGCGCGGCACTCGCTCGACGTGCTCTTGTCGTGGCAGGACGATGCAGCCTATGGGATCAGGCTCGGTCCGTGCGTGGCGATTCGACAGGAGTTGTGTGACGAGGGTTTCCGTCCGTGCGAGTGGATGTCCTCCAAGGACTACATGCGGGCGGCCGGGGCGAGAGATAACGCGCCGCTCGCCTTGCAAATCCTCGAGCCGACGTTCGCGGCGTTCCTCCGTACGGACTGCATCTCCCGCTACTGCGTGGGCGGGGAGCTGGACCTGTGGAACACCTACGACTCCTTGCAGGCGATGATCGACGCGATGGCGCCGCGAGTGATTGCGATCGGGCGTACGTTGGACGTGCATTTCTCGACCAATCGGGCGGACTGGCGACCGGATCATCCCGGCTCGACGTTCGCGGACTACTGGAACCCGAATCAAGGCAAGCTCTCCGGGCTCTGGTTTCAGGCGGACTCCGAGGCGAGTGATGCGAATCTGCAAGCCGAGATGGTTCCGATTCTCGAACGCTTCGCTGGGAACGATGGCGTCGTGCCGGATTCGGGTTTCGGGCATCCGTTCGATTGCCATGCGGTGGAGATTAGCCTTCAGAAGATGTTCAATGGCGGAATGAGCCAAGCAGAGTGCGATCGACGTGGCCGGGTGCTGCTGGCGACACCGCCGCAGGGCGGACCCGCGGGGATCGTCTCGGTGATGGGCAGCGGGAACGGACAGTAAGGTATGCGCCGGATCGTGGAACAGGTGCTGCCGGCGGCGTATGCGTTGTTGCCGCGCGAGTTGCGGACGCCGGAAGCGGCACGACTGATCCTGGCCGTCGGGGCGCACGCCTCCGGGTTTCATGTGCGGCGGCTGGCCTATGCGAGTCCCAAGCGGGGGTATTGGTTGCTCGGGGTCGATCAGGTGGCGGAGGTGCTCCGGTTCTCCAAAGGGCGCGGCCCGCTGGTGAATGCCGCCCGGGAGCTCGGGTATGGGATTCTGACGATGGAGCGGGTCGTGCTCCAGGCGGCGCTCGAACATAACGATTGCCTCGGGTTCGTGGTGGCGCGGTGCCTGCTGCCGCCGGCTGTCGAGGCGCTCCGGGGCGCGGGCGAGGCGTGGGCGCTGTACCGGGAGCTGTGGGCGCCGACAGGCACGGCGGCTGACGGCTCGAGATGGGCGGCGCACTACGAGGCGGCTGGCGTGGCGTTGGCAACGGATGAAAGGATGGCAACATGCCGCGATTGAAGGCGTTCCTGTGGCGTCTGGTGTACGTGGTGATCGTGGTGGCGATTCTGGCATTCGTGGTCCCGCTGGTATTCGAGATGCTCGGGATCGGGTTTCCGTCGGGGCCGGCGCTGACGTTGCTGAAGTTCGCGCTGGCCTGTCTGGTGGTGCTCTATCTCTTTTTGGGCGACGTGCCGCCGTATACGCCGTTCTGAGGGGACCATGACGATCGGAGCGATCCTGTTGGCGGTGGTGTTGGCGACGGCGGCGCAGTTCGATCGCGCGGGCCGGGCGTGCTTCGCGGCGCTTCGGGATTTCCAGGTGATCGAGCTGCGCGAAGTGCAGGCCCATCACGCCTGGCCGACGGAGGCGCAGCACCAAGAGATCGCGGCCAAGCTGGCGATCGCCTATGAGGGGGTCGCGGACAGCCTGCCGCTCGGGGTCAACTTCGTGCAGGGGCACCCACAGGCGGTCTCGTGGCTGCGGTCGGTGAATGTGGCGGTGGGGGCGCTGAGTGGGCTGGTCGGGCCGTTGGCGCCGAAGGACGCGCGGCAGACGGTCCAGACGGTGCAGGACCGCTTCGCGGCGCTCTTGGCGCTCTATCCGGTGGGCACCATCGACGAGCACCCGCCGATACGCTGACGGTTATTGTTGACAATGGGCACGGACTAAGCGATCCTCTGTCTCGCGGTCGGGACGGCCGCGAGGAGCAGGGGGCCAGATGGTTGCCGAAAAGATCGACCTCGAGGAGATCGCATCGTCGAATCTCGCGGCGATCGGCTACAACGATCGGAAGCGGATTGCCGGGCTGCGGTTCAAGTCGGGCGAGATCTTCCACTATGCCGATGTCCCGGCGGAAGTGTTCGCGTCGTGGTATCTCGCGGAGTCGCGTGGGAAGTTCTACGCGGCGAACATCCGGGGGCAGTACCGGGGCGAGAAGATGACGGGGAGGTGTCCGCAGTGCGGCGATCGTCCGGGGTGGATCGGCGAATGCTGTGAAAGTTGCGGCTGTGCGAACTACGCAGCCGACGTCAGGAGGGCGACAGATGCGTCTGATTCCGCTGACGGCCGGTAAGTCCGCTATCGTCGACGACGATGTATACGCTGCGATGAGTAGATTCAAATGGTGGGCGAAGAAAACAGAGCGGAAGGGACGGACCGTATGGCATGCGGTCAGGCAGGTGTCGCGACGGTCGATTTACATGCACCGAGAGATTGCCGGCGTTGGTGTCGATCGCGAGATTGACCATAGGAATGGTGACGGTCTAGACAATAGGAAAAAGAACCTACGCGCGTGCTCGCATCAGCAGAACATGGCGAATAGACACTCAGTACATGCGCGTTCAGGCGTGCTCGGCGTGTGTTTCATTTCGAGGCTGAAGTCTAAACCGTGGTCGGCGGTGATCATGGTTGGTTACAAAAAGTACCATTTGGGCTACTTCGCGACGAAGGCAGAGGCATCTGAAGCGCGACGATCGGCGGCGTTCAGGGCATTCGGAGAGTTCGCGGCAGAGGCTAAAGGGGGTGGGAACGATGGGACGGCCGGCAGTCTTTAGAGGGAAGGATGTCCAGTCGCGGCCGATTCAGGGAATCATGACGCCGGCCGGGTTGAAGGCATTCGAACAGGCACGGCGCGAACTCGGCAAGCTGTATGCGGCGGTGACGGGACGAACGATCGCGCAAGTGTCGGACGGGGACACCGCGGAATTTTTGGCGCGAGGTGCCGAGGAGACGCGGAAGTACCTGGAGGAGCGGAAACGCTGATCGCTAGGGGGGTGGGATGTCGAAGAAGCGCATGGCAAAGGCGGGTGGGCTGATGCGGCGTGCGGCGGCGGTGGCCTCGGCGGTGGTGGAGAATCCGGTCGGGGCGCTCGGCGTGTTCGAACGGCTGGCGCTGGATAAGCGGCTGACGGTGGAGAAGCTCGGCGAGCTGATTCGGTTGCAGTCGGTGATCCTCGAGCGGAACGCGCGGTCCGCGTTCGAGGCGGCGTACGCGGCGATGCTGGATGACATTCCGCGGATCAAAAAGAATGGGGCGATCCTGAACAAAGCCAGAGAGGTGCAGAGCCGCTATTCGCGCTATGAGGACATCCGGGCGATCGTCGATCCGATCCTCAAGCGGCACGGGTTCCACGTCCACACAAAAACAGAGTGGCCGTCGGACGGGATCGCGGAGGTGGTGGGCTCGCTGGTGCATCGGGAGGGGCATACGCGGGAGTCACGGTTCCGGGCAGCAGCCGATGCGAGTGGCGGGAAGAACGCGATCCAGGGGCTCGGCTCCGCGGTGCAGTACGGGCGGCGCTACACGCTGAAGGATCTGCTCTCGATTGTCGAGGAAGGCGTGGACGATGACGGGCAGACGGCGGGCGCGTCCCGTCGTCGGGAACCTGAGGTGGTGCCGGCTCGAGCGCCGATGCCGGAGCCGGTGCAGGACGCGAACGAGCCGATTACACAGAAGCAGCGGCAGCGGTTCGCGATGATCCTGAAGTCGAGCGGGCGCAATATCGAGGACGTGCGCGCATGGCTGAAGCGGGCGTATGGGATCGAGTCGTCGGCGGCGATCACGCGGGCCAGCTACGATGACATCTGCACGGTGCTCAGTTCGTCGCGAGCGTTGCCGATGAGGGATCCTGGCGAAGAAGGCTAGGGGGTTGGTGATGCCGTTCCGATATGACGATTCCGACCATTCGTACTGGCTGGACGGGCAACAGGTACCAAGCATTACGCAGATGATCGAGAGGGCTGGCCTGGTCGATTCAACCTGGCTCACGCAGGCGAGCCGGGCGCGCGGGACGGCCGTACATGCGCTGACGGCCAGCTACGATCTCGGCGCGATCGAGCGGCCAGCGGCGTGTGCCTCACCCTATAAGGGCTATCTGCTGGCGCATGTGAAGGCGGTCGGGATCATGCGGCCGGAGTTCGTGGCGGTCGAGGAGCCGCGGCTGCACTCGCGGTATCGGTTCGGCGGGCGTCCGGATCGGGCGATGCTGTACAACGGACTGGCCGGGGTGCTGGAGATCAAAACGGCTGAGCCGTCGAAGGCGCACGAAGTCCAAACGGCTCTCCAGGCCGTGCTGGAGTCGGAGCGGTTCGAGCTGCCGGCGGAGGCGCTTGGGCGGTTCTGTCTGTATCTCAAGCCGGACGGGAAGTTCAGACTTGAGGAGCATACGAGGCGCCGGGATTTCGACACGGCGTATAGGCTGATCCGGGAGCAATGCTGACGCAGATGCGCCGTATCTGGTCGGAGTGGCGGCGACGACGTGAGTACGATGGCGTCGATCTGATGAAGTTGATCCGGCGGGTGTGGGAAGGGGTGGAGGATGACGTTTGCGACGAATTTCAAGGAGCCGAAGGGGTCGGCAAAGGTCGAGCGGCTGATCCGCCGGCTGGCGCTGAAGGCGGCAGAGGACAAGAGCAAGGCGGAAGTCCGAAGGCGTGACAAGCGGTGCCGGTTTCCACAATGCGGTTGTCGGCAGTTCGGGCTCCGGCTGGAAGTAAGCCACGCGGTCCACAAGGGAGCCGGCGGGAACCCCAAGGGCGAGCGGTCGGCGCCGGATCTAATGGTCTACGTGTGCTCGGCGCGGCATCGGGAGAACCGGATGGCGATCGACCGTGGGACGGTGCGCTGGCGTCCGCTGACGGCAGAGGGGGCAAACGGGCCGATCGCCTGGGAGATCGACGGAGAGGCATTGCAGCCGTTCGTGTTGGTGGGGCGTCCGGCAGTGTTCCTGCCGCATGGGTGGGTCGAGGTCGCGCGGGAGTCAGCGGTCGGGGTGTTGGCGCCACTCGCGGACTGGCAGCGTCAGACGCTCCGGCATCTCGCGGCAATGCGGATCTGAAAAATAAATCGATCGGTCCTGTCGATTGTTGTTGATAACAGAACAGAGCTGATCTAGCCTGCGTGTGCGTCGGGCGGGATTCCTGGCGCGGAGGGGTTGGACAACATGCGTAGCAAGATGATCGGGCGGGATCAGCGGGACGCGGCGTTCGCGCGGGCGCAGGCGATTCTCCGGCCGGAGGTGGTGCCGTATGCGTCGGTCACGATCGTCAAGGCCGACGGTACCGAGGTGGTGGTAGGGGAGCAGATCTCTTGTGGTTGCTGTCGTGGTCCTATTGGCGATCGGTGCTGCTGCTGGAATCATCGGGATGAGCCACGCGGGATCTTCGTCAAGACGTGTACGCGGCATGGAGCGGGCCGATGAAGGCGCCAACGCACTACATCCCGCCGTTTACGCGGGTGAACGGTCGGCAGCAGGAGACGGTGTGCGGGCTGTGGATCCGCGAGCGGGAGTTCTCGCGGGAGCCGACGTGTGCGCGGTGTCAGGCGTGGCTGGTGCAGTCGGCGGTCGAGGACGCGGAGACGGCGAAGGGGTTCGGTCTCACGGAAGGGGTGAAGTGATGGCCATACGCACGATCGTCAATCGCTGGTCCGGTACGGTGCTATGGAGCGGGGAAGCGACAAGTGCGAAGGATGCGCTCCGGCAGGCGAGGGCGGCCGGCTCGAACCTGCGCGGCTCGGACCTGAGCGGCTCGGACCTGCGCGACTCGGACCTGCGCGGCTCGGACCTGAGCGGCTCGAACCTGCGCGGCTCGGACCTGCGCGACTCGGACCTGCGCGGCTCGGACCTGCGCGACTCGGACCTGAGCGGCTCGGACCTGAGCGGCTCGGACCTGAGCGGCTCGAACCTGCGCGACTCGAACCTGCGCGACTCGGACCTGCGCGACTCGAACCTGCGCGGCTCGGACCTGAGCGGCTCGGACCTGAGCGGCTCGGACCTGCGCGGCTCGAACCTGCGCGACTCGGACCTGCGCGACTCGGACCTGCGCGGCTCGGACCTGCGCGGCTCGGACCTGCGCGGCTCGGACCTGCGCGACTCGAATCTGAGCGGCTCGGACCTGCGCGGCTCGGACCTGCGCGACTCGGACCTGCGCGGCTCGGACCTGCGCGACTCGGACCTGCGCGGCTCGGACCTGCGCGACTCGGACCTGAGCGGCTCGGACCTGAGCGGCGACAAGATCGCGGCAGCGGGCGAAGCCGCGACGCGATCGGACGGGTACGAGTTCCGCGCGTTCGTGCTCCAGGCTGGTGGGATCAAGATCAAGGCGGGCTGTCGATGGTTCACGCCGGAGGAGGCGCGGGCGCATTGGACGGCAACGCGTGGCGGGACGCGGTTGGGCGATGAGTCGCTGGCGATCGTGGAGCATCTGGAACGCATGGCGGCGATCGCGGCGGTGGTCCGATGAAGGCCGCGAAGAAGGCGGCGGAGGTGATCGACGTCGGGCCGGTGCTCTCGGAAGATGAGGCACTGACCATCACGGACGGCCGGGCGATCGCCGGGTGGGTGCAGGGGCTCTGGCAGTTCTTCGGCACGGCGTTGGAGCTCGAACAGGCGGCACAGTCCACGCTGGTGGAGGCTCGGCGGCTCCAGGCGCCGAAGGATGCGGCAGGCGACGTCGCGATCCAGAAGTTCATCAAGCGCACGACAGAGGACCGCAAGACGCTGGAGGCGCATTGGGACATTACGGCGGTGATCCATCGGTTCCACCGGCGGCTGACGAGCAAGCGGGACATCGGGGCGAAGGCGTTGGAGGAGGCGAACGCAATCGGCAACCGGCTGCACAATGCCTATGTCGAGGCAGAGAAGCGACGGGCACAGGAGCAGGAGCGGCGCGAGCGCGAGGAGCGGGAGTTCCTGGCCCGGCAAGAGCGCGAGGCGGAGCTGGCGCAGCTCGAGGCCGCGGCCGTCGCGGCTGAGGAGTCGTCGCCGGACCTGTCGGCGCGCGAGACGGTGTTCGTCGATCAGTTCGTGGCGTGCGGCAGCGGGCAGATCTCGGCGCGGATCGCCGGCTACAAGGATCCGTTGGCGTCGGCGGCGCGGCTCTTGTCGAGCGCCAAGATCCAGATGGCGATCAAGGCGAAGCAGCAGGCGGCGACGATCCGCCGGCAAGTGGTCGCGAAGGCCGCGGCGCCGGTGGTGGTCGAGCATGTGGAGGTGCGGCCGGCGATCGAGCGGGCGGCCGGGATGTCGGATCGGACCACCTGGGGCGGTGAAGTGCTGGACGAGCGCAGCTTGATGACGGCCTTCCTGGGGTGTGCGCCGGAGGATTACAAGAATCGCTTCGGGATTCCGGCGGACCTGTTCATGGTCAATCCGGTCAAGCTCGCGGAGTACGGGCGCTCGCTGCATGAACGGCTCGACGGGTGGCCTGGGGTTCGCCATACGAAGAAAACGAGGGCGGTCTGATGAGCGATCTGATCATCCGGCCCTATCAACGGGAGGCGCTGGAGGCCACGGCGAAGGCCTTAATCGATCAGGGGCAGAATCGTCTCCTGTGGCGCATGAGTACCGGTACAGGGAAAACCTTCTGCTTTGCGCAGCTGCTGAAGCAGCCGCGGATCGCGGGCTGGCTGGCGCAGTTTCCGAAGCGTGGGGCGTCGATGTTGGTGGTGGCCCATCGGGACGAGCTGCTTGATCAGGCCGCGCAGACGATCCGGCGCGAGAATCCTGGGCTGATGGTGGACATCGAACAAGGGGAACGGCGATCGAGCCGGTACGCCGATGTAATCATCGCGTCGATTCAGACGCTCGCGGCGCGCAAGTACGCGCGGCTCACCATGCTCTTGGAGCGCCATACGTTCCGGATCGTGGTGTACGACGAAGCCCAACATAGCGCGGCAGCCACGTATCGGACGGTGTTGGCGCGTCTCGGGTTCTTGCCGAAGGCGGACGAATCCGACTCGAGTGAGATCGAAGCGGCGACGCATGACGATGTGGCGCTGATGACGCAGGCGCTCGAAGGGTGGGACGCGATCGCGCCGAAGGATCGGCTCCTATTGGGCGTGACGGCGACGCCGAACCGCACCGACGCGATCGGACTCGGCTGCGTGTTTCAGGTGATTTGCTACAACTTCGAACTCAAGACGGCGATCGATCAGGGCTATCTGGTGCCGATCGTGCCGTGGGTGATTGAAACCTCGGAGAGTCTCGACGAGGTGCGGATCACGCATGGCGAGTTCAATCAAAAGGATTTGGCCGAATCGGTCAACACGGAGCGGCGGAACGCGCTAGCGGTCGAGTCATGGAAGCTGCACGCGCCGGGCCGGTCCACGATCGCGTTTACCGTCGATGTGCAGCACGCGCACGATCTCGCGGCGACGTTTCAGCGCGGCGGCATCTCTGCTGCGGCTGTCTCGGGCGAGACACCGAAGGTGGAACGTCGGGAGGTCTTGAGCGCGTACACGAAGGGCAGCGTCCAGGTAATCGCCAACTGCATGATCTTCACGGAAGGGACCGATCTCCCGCGGACGTCGTGTATCCTCGGCGCCAAACCGACGAAAAGCCCCACGCTGTTCGAACAAATGGTCGGCCGCGGCTTGCGCACGTACCCCGGTAAAGCCGATTGCATCGTGATCGACATGGTGGACATCGCGCGGAAGCACTCCCTCCAAACAGCGGCGCAGCTGTACGGGTTGCCGCCTGGGCTCATCACCAAGGGCGAGGAGCTCGAGATGCTCCGTCGGAAGATCGATGATCTGCGCGACAAATACAAGACGCTCGATCTTGGGGCGCTGGTCGGCCGGTTTACGCTCCAGGAGCTGCTCGACCGGGCGACGACGTTTGACGTGTGGGCGATCCCGTCGCTTGGCGCGTTCGGGGTGGGTCGGCAGTTCAACTGGATCAAGACGGGGCCGGATACGTTCCGGTTGCAGTATCCGTGGGCCGATGGCACAGAGGTGCTGGAGGTGTCGCGCGATCTCCTGAGCAAGTGGCAGATCGTGTGTACGTTGAGGCCGTCGGCGAACGAGAAGGGCCTCCGGCCGCCGGCACGGCAGCGCACGCTGGCGACCGGCGTCGCAACGGAGGACTCGGCGGCAGGACTCGCGGAGGCGTTCATCCTCCAGGAGCGGGGATCGGTGGCGAAGATGAAAACACCAGATGCGCCGTGGCGGTTGGGGCGGGCGTCGGTGAAGCAGCTAGAGCTGCTGGCGCGGTGGCGCGTGCCGCATAATCCCAAAGCGATTACGAAAGGGGAGGCGTCGGATCTGCTGGATCTGGCGGCGTCTCGGCGGCCGGTGCGGCGGTGAATGATCGGCCGCTCGCGATAGATTTGTACGCAGGCCTAGGCGGCTGGACCGAGGGGTTGATGGCCGAAGGGTATCGCGTGGTGGGGTTCGACAATGAACGGCACGTCTACGGCGAGGCGCGCTATCCCGCGCAGCTCGTGGTGCAGGATGTGCTGACATTGCACGGGCGGCAGTTCAAAGACGCGGCGTTGATCGTCGCCAGTCCGCCGTGTCAGGGGTATTCGTATCGCGCGATGCCGTGGAAGCGAGCGAAGGCGTTGCCGCCGCCGGATAACACGCTGTTTGAGGCGTGCTTTCGGATTCAGCGGGAAGCGTGCGACGCGGCGGGGCATCACATCCCGCTCGTGGTGGAGAACGTGCGTGGCGCGCAGCCGTTCGTCGGCCGAGCGAAGTATGTTTACGGATCGTTCTTTCTGTGGGGTGACATTCCCGCGTTGATGTTGAGTGCGCGCAGGTTAGCGAAAGTTGGCGGCATTACGTTCAACGGCTACGGGACACCGGGCTATAAACCTGGCGTCGGCGGTTGGTTTGGGAACTACGCCGAGCAGAAGGAACGCGCGACGGAGGGTATCAAGCAAGGCGGCGACTGGTTCAACGCATCACAGCCGAGCATTTCGAGAATGCGCAGCAGCAAGAGCAGTGCGCGCAAAGCCGCCTCCGCGCACATCGCGAAGATCCCCTACGAACTCGCGCGGCACATCGGGCGCGCGTGGTGGCCTGGGGAGCGAGGGCCGCTAGGGGGAGGGGGTTGATCTCTGCGGAGGAGGGGCGTAGAGTGCGCCTATGATGTTCTCCTAAAAGAGAACGCGGCCGGCTCTGGTGTGGGATCAGAGTCACGGCCGCTAACATCGTCTGACTGTGATCGGCAGCCGACGAGCTACGTCTATTGTAGCTTGATCCCGCCTGTTCGTTCCCATTCCTCGATGTTCGTTACGTTCTCCGGTCAAGTCATTAGCCGGTGCCGGTCGTTTGACCCCGTTGTGTAAAGGGTCGCTGACCGGGCGGATCTGTGGTCGGGGCGCGTCTCCACCAGCAATGGCAAGGGCGCGGCGTGAGAGGGGTCGCCAGCGGGCGATCGGACGCGGGGGAGGGGGATGGTAGCCGGATCGCCGGGTGCCCTCCAGAAGGCCACAGGACGCGGCGTATGTCACTTTACCGAAGCGACCGACGGGTATACGGCAAACATGTAGGGTTTTTATACAAAGCCCTACTGGTACAAGTTGAGGACATATCTCCCCCTAGGGGATCCCCCCACTTGCCGGCATCCAGAGGGAGCGAGGGGAGGGGGCCTGGAGCACTATTGGGGTTAGAGAGTTGGTTCCCGTCGTCGGGACTAGAGGGGGTGGGGCGAATGGCAGAGAAAGGTTCGATGGAGTCGCGCACGAAGCGGCAGTACCGGCCCGACTGGCAGGGGAAGTGTCACAACTGCGGGTGTTCGCCTACGGTGCCGGTCTCTGGCCTGTGCGGGCCGTGTCACTTCGGGAAAGCGTCCACGGTTGGCGGTGGCTGGTGGGACGAAGGCGCGGACGCATTCGACGACGAGGCCCTTGATGACTGAAGGGGCGGAGAAGCTCCCGTCAGGGACCGCAGGCAAGATCCGGAAGCTGATCGAGGTAGCGCGCGAGCGGGAGGCGGAGCTGGCGGTGGTGCTCCGGGAGATCGAGATCCTGATCAACGGGGGCGAGGGGATCGGGACGTTGCTGAAGCAGGCGGAGGCGGCGTTCGGGCTGGCCTGGTCGACACGGTATCCAGGGGCCTACGTGTGGCAGTACGCGAAGGATCGCCCACATCTCAAGCGGCTGATCGTCTCGCTCGGGATCGAGGAGTTGGAGGCGCGGTTCGGGCGCTACGTTCGGAACAGCGATCCGTTCTTCACCGGGCGCCGGCATCCGTTCGGGACGTTTGTCGCGACGGTGAATCAGCACGCAGGGGCCGGAACGGCGCCGGGCGGAGACGAGGATCTGGAGCTGACGGCGCCTACGGACTGTCAGCACGATCCGCGATGCCTGACGGATACGCAGCATACGCAGCGGAAGCTGCGTGACGTGCGGGGGCAATGAAAGGGAAGGACGAAGGCCATGTTTCACGTTCCTGAAGCCACGCGCATTCGGACACACCCGCTGCTCGGCTCCACTACTGCCGATGGCAATAACGGCGCGTTCGATCTGGAATCGTGCGAGCCCGGGTGGCGGTTGGCGCTGATCGTGTCGGACGGTGCCGATCCCACGGTTCCGGAACCGTGGGAACACGTCAGCGTTCATGCCTATAAGGAGGCAGGGCTGGCGGTGCGCGAACGGACGCCGACGTGGAAGGAAATGTGTTTCGTGAAGCGGCTGCTGTGGGATGCCGAGGACGTAGTGATGCAGCTGCACCCGCGCGAGTCGGAGTACGTGAACTGTCACCCGAATACGCTGCATCTGTGGCGTCCGATCAACGCGGAGATCCCGACGCCGCCATCGTATTTCGTGGGACCGACAGTGTGACGCGGGCAGCGACGGCGCCACGGCATCCGGTCGATGACGCGGAGCGGATGCTGCCAAACAGCATCGACGCAGAGCGGGCTGTGCTCGGCGCTATTTTGCTTCACAATGACTGTTACGAACAGGCTGCACCGATCGTGGCGGCGGAACATTTCTTCAGAATCGCGCATCGGCTCATCTATGCGGCGATCGATCGGCTCTTGGAGTGGAAGGACGGCACGGTCGATCTGGTGACGTTGCGCGAGGAACTTGGGAAGCGCGGCGAGCTGGAGGAAGTCGGCGGGCCGGCGTATATCTCAGCGCTGATCGATGGGGTGCCGCGGTCCACGAACATCGAGCAGTACGCGCGGATCGTGCGCGAGAAGGCGCAACTCCGGACGCTGATCGCGGCCGGGAACAAGATCGTGAGTGCCGCCTACGAGGCGGAGGAGTCGCCCGCAGTGATCCTGGCGCAAGCCGATAAGGCGATCGTGGAGCTCCAGGCGGGGAATGGTACGTCGCGGACCGTCTCGCTGATCGATTCGAGCGCCGGGCTGCTGGCCGATCTGGAGTATCGGGTGGCGCACCGGGGCGAGATCCTCGGGTGTCCCTCGGGGTTCGCGTCGATCGATGAGATTACGTTCGGGTGGCAGCCGGGCGATCTGATCGTGCTCGGTGCGCGTCCCTCGATCGGGAAGTCGAGTTTCGCGGTAAATTCGGCGACGGCGAGCGCGAAGATCGGCAAGCGGGTGGCGCTGTTCTCGCTGGAGATGCGGCGGAAGCAGTTGGAGTACCGGATGCTGTCGAGTCTCTCCGGGGTGCCGTTGCCGCGGATCTTGAGTGGGTGTGTGATGGCACCGGACTGGCCGGCGTTGGCCGCGGCGGTGTCGGCGATGCACGCGCTCCCGTTCCACATCAACGATCAGGCCGGGCTGACGATAGGCGAGATCCGGGCCGAGTGCCGGCGGATCAAATCCGAGGAGGGCTCGCTGGATTTGGTGATCATCGACTACGTGCAGCTGATGGGCGGCATGTTGGAGGATCGCCGGGCGAATCGGAACGATCAGATCGCGGACACGTCGAGGCGGACCAAAACGCTCGCGGACGAACTCGGGGTACCGATCCTGCTGCTGTCGCAGCTCTCCAGGGCGAACGAGAAGCGGCCGGATCCGCGGCCGAAGCTGTCCGACCTCCGGGAGTCAGGATCGCTGGAGCAGGACGCCGATATTGTGGGGTTCCTGCACCGGAAGAACCATCGGGAGGGCGGGCTCACGTATTTCATCATCGAGAAGCAGCGGCAGGGGTCGACGGGAACACTCAAGCTCTCGCTGGATCGGGATCTGGTGCTGTTCACGGATGCGCCGGACCTGGCGGAGCCGGTGGAACCGAAGCGAACGAAGAAAAGCGAGCCGGTAGAAGAAAAGGATCGGTATCGGACTGATTCTTAGCTACAATGCGCGCGGGGGTGGTGTGTGGAAACAGGCATCTATCGCAAAATCGAAGGGCGTACCGGCGTCGGGATGTTCTACCAGTTCCTGCTGTTGGCGCGTGAGCACACGACAGGTGAACAAGCCGTGGTCTACATCCCGCTGCGCGTCGAGCCTGAATGGGCTGGCACCGTGCGGCCCTGCTATATGCCGCGGGCGGCGTTTGAGCGGAAGTTCGAATACGTGGGAGAAGGATTGCCATAATGTCCCTAATTTTCATAGGAGTGGATCCGGGACAGTCGGGCGGCATCGCGGTCATTCATCCGGACGAAGTGCGGGTGCATTCGATTCCGGGGACGGATCGCGAGCTGCTGATGCTCCTGGCGGGCTATCGGTCGGTGGTCGATCGGGCGCCGGGCGGGTTTCGGCCGGTTGCGTTCGCGATGCTGGAGCGGGTGTGGGGCATGCCGGGGTGGGGCGCGCGCAATTTCAAGTTTGGGCAGTCATACGGGGCGCTCCGGATGGCGTTGGCGGCGCAGCGGATCCCGTTCGAGGAGGTGCTGCCGCAACGGTGGCAGAAGGCGATGGGGATCGTGTATCCGAAGGGGCCGGGCCGCCGGGACAAAAACATCACGAAGCAGCGGGCACAGGCGTTGTTCCCGCAGTTGGCAGTCACGCATTATGGCGCCGATGCGCTGATCATCGCAGAGTTCTGCAGGCGTCTGCATGGAGTAGCGAATGGCGAAAAAGAAGGGCGGAAAGAAGCCAGCGGCGAAGAAGGGCAAGCCGGCCAAGGTCAAGCGAGGCCCGCGATCAGCGACGTTGCCGGGCATGGGGAAGGTGCGCAATCACCGGCTCGACAATCTCGCGGAAGCGATCGCGGAAGATCGGCAGCGGATGGCGAGCGCGCGAGCCGATGAGCAGGGATCGATCCAGGCGGCGTTGCGGGAGATGAAGGCCAAGAAGCTCGGCGCGTACAAACATGCCGGGGTCGAGTTCGCATTCGTGCCGGGCGAGGACAAGTTGCGTGTGCGGCTGACGAAGGACGCGGAGGATAGCTCGCAGGCGTTCGAGGCGTCGGGCGACGACGAAGCCCCGGACGCGGGCGACGGTGACGCGGAAGGCGCAGAAGATCAGGCGGCCGGCGACGAGGCGTTCTAGTCATGGCGAAGCGGCCGTCCGATCTCGCGCGTCGGCAGGAAACCTTCTTCTTCGATGAGCGGCCGATGGAGCTCGACGGGTTCCATCTGAAGGCGCGATCGATTGAGGTGATCGGACGGCCGACGCTGGCGCAGTTTGCGGCGGCGTTGGATTTCGCGCTCGGCTGTGGTGACGGGTCGCCCTATTGGATAGGCGAACTCTGGAACTACGGTGAAGGCCGGGCCGACTGGCGCGACAAGCTGGAACAGTCGATCCGGTCGCAGTCGGCGTATACACACAAATCGTTGATCAACCTGGGATACATTGTGCGGAATACCTCCGCGAAGGCGCGCGATCTGGCGCCGTCGGTCGGGCATGTCTCAGAGGTGGCGGCGCTCGAGCCGGAGGAACAGGTCGAGTGGATGGAGCGATCGGCGTCGGAGGGGCTCACAGTGCGCGAGCTGCGGCAGGAGATCAAGACGGCGCGGCGACGGAAGGTGATCGACGGGCAGGCGGACAGCATGCACACGGTCGAGGTGACGGTGCGGCTAGAGATTGAAGCGGCCAGTTCAACGCAGGCCGAAGATGACGCCTGGGGGTTGGTGCGCATGGCGGTGGGGGGGATTGCCTCCGCGAAGGTGATCGCGGCGCATGCGAAGGGGGTGAAGGGATGAAGCGCAGCGACGCGGAGCAGCTGATCGCGCTGATTACGAAGCTGGCGGAGCCGGACGGCGGTAAGCTCGATCGGCCGCATCAGCCGTACAACGCGGAGCAGAAGGCAGAGATCGCGAAGATCGCGGCTGCGACGGAATTTCCAGGGCCGAATCTGTCGGCTGCGGCGGTCGATTTCGAAGTGCTCTATCAGAAGATCAAGCGGCGGCTGCTCGATGATCTGAAGGTCGATCCGGTGTTCGTGAAGCTGTTGGCGACACAGCCGGAGATCATGGTGGAGATCGAGCCGCGGGTGGTCGAGATGGAGGGATCGAGTCTGAAGGGGCGGATCGCGCGGCTGATGGCGGCCGGGTTCTTCAAGGAGTCGAAGAAGTCGGGCACGGTGCGCGGCGAGCTGGCGCGGACGGGCAGCGATCCGGGGAGCGGCGGTCGACTGTCGGAGGCGCTGAACGAGTACGTGAATACAGGCTTTCTGACGCGCGAGGGGGACGGCTATACGCTGGCGCCGGGCGTCAAGGTGTCGGAGAAGGTGCTGGAGGTCGTGTAACGGTTCCCGTCGTCGGGATTCGATGGCAAGTCGAGCCGGAGGGGCGTAGAGTGAAACAGATGTCGAAGCGGAAAGTACCAAAAGCGCCGGATCTACCGTTACGCGCGCGGCGCTATATGAGCATGAAGGATCTCGCGCATCTCCGGCGCCGTGGGCAGGTGCGTATACGCGGCCTGCCGGCGAACGTGGCGCGGTCCTTCGATCCGATCCTCCAGGCGGAGATCGAGTTCGTTGGGGTAGCGGACGACGATCCACGGCTGAATACAGTGGAGCTGTTCAAGCTGTGAGCAACAAACGGAGGCGGTTCAAGGCGAAGCGGCTCCGGCGTCGCTGCGAGCGCTGTGGGCGCCGGATTCGGGACCATCGAGGCGTTGATCTGCCGGCGATCATCAGGGCGGCAGCGCGGGAGATGGCGCGGCGGCTCGATGCTGAAGCGCTGGCAATGGCGGCAGAGATCTATGGGAAGTAAGGCGCTCAGTCCGAAGCACGCGCGCTTCGTGGCCGAGGTGCTGATCGATTTGAACCCGACGCGGGCATACAAGGTCGTCTATGGCGTGGGGCAGCGCGTCGCAGAGGTAGCAGGGCCGCGACTGATACGGAATGTTGCCGCTGTCGCGATCGCGGTGGCTGAGGGCAAGCAGCGGCAGGTGGCGGGTTCTGAATTGTCGGCGGCGCGCATCCTCGAGGAGCTGCGGCGGTGTGCGCTGGCGGATCGGACGCGGATCCTAGACTGCAAGACGGTGGCGGATTTGCGGGCGCTGCCGGATGAATTGCGGGCGATTGTGCAGGATTTCGAGGTGTTCGAGGCGAATATCGCAGGCGTGCGGGACGGCAAGACGGATCGGGTGCGCCGGGTGCGGACGGTGCCCAAGACGCAGGCGATCGAGATGCTGGCGAAGCATTTCAAGCTGTTGACGGAGGTCTCGGAGCTCCAGGCGTCGGATGAGTTGCTGGCGCGGCTGGATCGGGGCCGGGAACGGAACGCGGCGCGCGGCCGGAAGAAGTAAGGTGTATACAGGCTGGCCTGTCGAGGCGTAGGCTGTATACAGCGTGCGCTATCAAATCTGGATGACGGACCGTGCAGTGTATACAGCCTTGCGGGCGCGGGCTCGGGCGGAGTCGGTCAGCGTCGGGGCGCTGGTCGCGCGGCTGTGCGCGGGCGCTTTGGGGGTGTCTGCGCCGATGAAGGCGGGTCGAGCGCGCAGGGTCGCGCCGGTGGCTGCGGCGACCGTCGAGCCGATGTGTTCTCGGTGCGGGCATCCGGCGCGGGTGCATAGCAAGAGCGGCTGCGTTGCGGGGTGTTCATGCGCGTGGCGGCCAACCGTGAAGGGGTGAAGACATGGTGTTCTTGGTCGAGGTGGTGTTCGGGCTCTACCTGTTGACGTGCGTGGCATGTGGGATCCTGAGTTGGTGGCCGAGAGAACGATAACGGAGAGGAGTCTGAAATGGCGCAGGCGTTAGGGCATCTGGATCTGGTCGCGAGCATCTGTCATGCGGCCAATCGGGCGTACGCGCTCGGCATTGGCGAGGATCCAGCAAAAGTGTATCCGGAGTGGAGCGGGACGCCGGAGGAGATCCGAGAGTCGGCGCGCGTCGGGGTTCGAGCGGCGTTGGACGGGGCGACGCCGGAGGCTCTGCACGAATGGCGGTCCGGTTGGAGGGCGATCGGCGGAAGCCGACGCTGGGCCGGAACGCGGTGACGTTCTGGTCGGCGTTCTATGCGACGGCGGATTCCACGGTTGAGTCTCGCGGGAATACGGGGCACGGGTGGCCGGCGCCGGTCGGGTCGATTGGCCTGGCGCTGGCGCTGCGGGCGCGCGTGGTGCGGGGGCTGTGATGAGTCGACGATATCTCTTTTCATCGGTGTCGGACGCGGAGCACGCGATCGTCACCGCGAAGGCGAAGGCGGCGGGTGTCTCGGTCGCTCAGTGGTTGCGGTACGTCATCAATCGGGAGCTATTCGAGGAGGACGAATCGCAGGAACTCCTGCGTGAACCGCTGCAAGGTCGCCCGAAGCGAGCGGCCGATGCCGAATGATCCGATCGAGCCGGCGCTGGTGGTCTGCGAGTGCGGCGATCTCCAGACGTTGCATCGGTTCGGGGCCGGGGCGTGTCTGCGCGTGCGTCGCGGGGTGCCGTGCGAGTGTCCGAAATATCGGGAGGCGGTGACGGTACCGGCGGCGGGGGGTGGGCCGTCGTTGGTCGATCAATGGACGGTGAAGCCCAATGCCTGACGTGACCCGACTCCGCGCCCTCGCACGCATCGGGGCTGAGGTTCATCATTGGGATGACCAAGCCAACATCAACGAGCGGGACGCGCACAGCGGTGCTCCGCACGAATGTCCACATCCTGATTGTCTGCTCGTCCGTGAGGCGGTCAACGATGGTCCATCGAACAGCACCGACGAGCACCTGATGCTGAATGCCTACGGACGACGTTGCTACGAAGCGGGAATCGCTTCCGTCCGTGAGGCGGTGGCCCCTCCGTCGCAGGAATTGACGTTCGACACGTTCAGTTCGGTGAATCGCCAGCGGTGTGAAAGCCCGAGCGGGTTCAACCATGCGCTGGCGAGCTGGTCTACGTCGGACTGGTTTCTTGCGGTGGTTGGAGAACTTGGTGAGGCTGCGAATATCGCGAAGAAATTGAACCGCGTCAGGGATGGAGTTCCCGGCAACAAGGAGTCCGCCGACGCGCTACGCGACAAACTGCGCCGAGAACTGGGCGATGCGTTCGTCTACCTCGATTTGCTGGCGCAGTCGCTCGGCGTCAGCATCGGCGCGGCAGCGGTCGAAGTGTTCAACGATAAATCCGCCGAACTCGGCTGTCCGATTAGCTTCCCTCTCGCGCCCCGCGTCGAACCGGCCACGCCGGAGGAGAAGCCGGCCTGAATGGGGCGAGCGGCAGACATTGGGCGCGAGGCGCTCCGGCAGGATCCGGCGCATCTCGAAAAGGCACTCATCGATCTCTGTGCCGACTGTTACGCCGATCCCTTGCGGTTCGTGGTCGAGGCGTACGACTGGCCGATCAACGGGCGGCCGGGTCCGGATCCCTCCTGGCAAGTGGGCGAGCTCCAGTATATCGGCGAGGAAGTGCAGGCGCGCGGGTTCGACGGCGTGCATGCGGTCGAGCCGATCCGCGGGGCGATTAGCTCCGGACATTCTGCCGGGAAGAGCGCTTTGCTGGCCTGGATCGAGAATTGGCTGATGTCGACGCGTCGCAACGCGCAGGGCTCGGTGACAGCGAACACCGATGATCAGCTCCAGTACAAGACATGGGCAGCGATCCAGGTGTGGGCGGCGCGGTGCATCACGGCGCATTGGTTCACGATCAACGCGACGATCCATTTTCGGAAGGGACATCGGGCGTCTTGGTTCTGTGTGCCGCTGCCGAACAATGAAAGCAAGTCCGACGCGTTCCAGGGGCAGCATGCGCCGACGTCCACGTCGTTCTATCTGGTCGATGAGGCCTCGGGGCTCGGGCCGAAGATTGCGGCGGCGATCGAGGGCGGCATGACGGACGGCGAGCCGCATGCCTATCTGACGGGGAACATGGTCCGGAATACCGGGCTCTTTTACGAGTCGGTGTTCGGACGGACGCGCGTCCGCTGGCATCCTCAGGTGGTCGATACACGCAGGACCGCATCTCCCCCACCGATCATCGCGCAGTGGCGCGAGGACTACGGCGAGGATTCCGATTTCTTCCGGGTGCGCGTGTGCGGGCTGGCGCCGCGGGCCTCGGAGCTCCAGTACATCGATAAGGAGCGGGTCGATCTAGCGCGAGCGCGGACGCAGCCGCATCTGCCGGCGGATCCGCTGGTGGCCGGGTTCGACGTCTCTGGCGATGGGTCGGCCTGGAACGTGATTCGGTTCCGGCGCGGGTTGAATGGGCGGGTGTTGCCGCCAATCCGGATGCCGGGGGGCTCGGATCCGGATCGGTCGAAGCGGGTGGCGTTGTGCGCGGAGCTGCTGAGCGATACGCGGCCGGAGCGGCAGATCGCGGCGATGTTCATCGATACGGCGTTCGGCGCGGCGATCGCGGCCACGCTCAAGATGATGGGCTTCGAGAATGTGATCGAGGTGAACTTCGGCGGCGAGTCGGCGGACGCGCATCAGGCGAACGCGCGAGCATACATGTATGCGCGGGCGAAGGAGTGGCTGCTCTACGGCTCGATTCCCGATGAGGATCTCCTGTGTGAGCAGTTGATCCTACCGGGCTATCACATCAACAAGGCGGGCAAGCTCCTGATCGAATCGAAGGCCGATCTCCAGAAGCGCGGCGAGCGGTCGCCGGATGATGGGGACGCGTTCGTGTTGACGTTTGCGCAACCGATCGCGCCGCGGAAGCAGCGGCCGGCGCCGGGGTACGGGCCGCGGGCGCCGATTGGCAAGAGTTCGTGGATGGGGGCGTGAATGGTGCCGATCGTCAAGGTGAATGCCGCCGGGCCGCGGGTGGTGGCGCGCGTCACGTTCCTGGTCGAAAGTGAAAATGGCGGCGAGACGCTCTCGATCGGCGAGTCGGATCTGGATGTGCAGATGGTGTCGCTGATGCCGCCCACGGAATATGCGGTGCGGCATCTGTGGCCGGCGTTCATCGAGGCGGCGAACGCAGCGAAGGTGACGCTTCCGCGGCTCTACGATGAGCTGGTCGCGAAGCCGTGGCAAAGCTGACGTATACTCCGAGGCACGCATCATGCCTGATCTGACGGTGCCGGAGTTGCTGGAGCAATCGCGCGCGGCGCACGACGAGTACCGATCGAATCTGCCGCGCATGGCGGCAGCCGGGGGTGGGGCGATCGCGGCGGTCGGTGGCGATGTGGTCAAGGCGGCCGGAGCCCTCGAGCGCGCGGCGTCATTGCGGAAGCAGGCGTACGACCTCGATCCGGATCGGACGGATGACGCCTGGACGATCGACGCGGCGCTGACGGGCGGGCCAGATGTGCTGTTGACGTGGTACGCGGAGCATCTGGCGCGCGAGGATGACGCGGTGTCGCTGGCGGCGCGGCGGATCGCCAAGCGCGAGGCGCCGATCGACGCGGAGCCGCCGATTGCAGAGCCGCCGATCGTGGTGGATCCGCCGATCAAGCCGGGTGGGGTGGGCTGATGCTCTCATGTTTCCGGTGCGGTGCTTGGGCCTGCGTGCGAAGCGATCTCGGTGCCTATTGTCTGCATTGCTGGTTCGTCCGCGTGATCGCGATGCGACAGGTGGGGCGCTACTCGCCGGCTCCTGATCGGAGCGTGAACTAATGGGACGCGAGGAACAGGCCAAAGCGGAGCGCGCGGAGTTGCGGCGTGCCGTGGTCGACGAAGCCCTCGGGCGGGTGTCGGAGCTCGAGGAGAAGATCGCCGCGCACAAGAAGATCATCAACCGGCAAGGTGTCGCGATGGAGGCGATGGCGAACGCGATCACGGCGTTCAGCCGGGATGTGATGGCGTTGCAGGCAGAGGCGCGGCGGCCTCGGGGTTGGCGGCGGTTGGTGGCATACATCCGAGGCGTGGCGGCAGAAGTGCGCGAGGAGCAGGTGCTCGCGGATCGGCGCGCGGCGGTCAAGGCTCGGGGGACGGTGACGATCACGCGGGCGCCGGAGCTGGAGCCAACGGAGATGCTGAAGCCGGCGGAGGCGCCGCCACGGCCGAGTCATCTGCACCAGTACGAGAAGGACGGGCCGTTCCTGTATCGCTGCACGGTCGAGGGGTGTGGGCGGCGGGCGTCGATGGATGAGATCTCGGCGGAGTCGGCGTATTTGCTGAAGGTGGCGGCCGGGTCAACGGAGCACTAGATGGCCGACGAGTACGACGCCAGCGCGGGGGAGCCGGAGCCGGACGAAGAGAACGAACCGTCCGAACCGGATTACAGCTCGAAGGGCGCGGCAGGCGATCATCAGCTGGCGCTCGAACGGCTCCAGGTAGCGGCGTCGGCGGTATGGCGGCAAGCGGAGCGCGAGAAGGCGGCGCTGCGATATCAAGTGCCGGCGCTGATGTGGTCGACGGACGCGAAAAGCTGGCGCGCGGGCGAGGATCTCGGCGGCGGGATCGTGATGCCGGATCGCCCGATGATTGCGATCCCGAAGATCGAGCAGGCGGTGCGGCTGGTGCTCAACCAGGAGCGCGCGGCGCATCTCGGCGTGACGTTTCATCCGGAGTCGGAGACGGCGGAGGATGAGACGGCGGAGACGATGACCGGGCTGTATCGGCAGATCGATCGCGAGTCGCGGGCGGGGCTGGCGCGGTCCTGGGGGTTCAATCGGGCCGTGAAGGCGGGCCGCGGCGCGTGGCGGGTCGTGACGGAGCCGGCGGCCGACTACGAGCAGACGAAGGATCAGAACATCCGGATCAAGCGGATTCTGTATCAGGATGCGGTCTACTTCGATCCGTTCGCGACGGAGCCGGATTTCTCGGACGGCGAGCACGCGTTCGTGCTCGAGTGGGTGTCGTGGGCGAAGTACAGGCAGCTCTACAAACGGGTAAAGAAAACGAACGCGGAGACGGGCAAGGTTGAGGATCTGCCGTCGGCGTTGGCGGAGATGTCGGATGGCGATCTGACGAAGCTGGCGGAGGATGCGCCGGAGTGGATCCGCGGCGAAGGCGAGGCCCGGGCGGTGCTGGTGGCGGAGTACCTCTGTATCGAGCGGCGGCCGAAGGCGGCACGCGAGGCCAAGAAAGCGGGTTGGCTGGCCGATGAGCAGCGGCGGACGCGCTCGCGGTGGATGAACGCGGTGGAATTCATGAACGACGCGATCATCCACGCGGCCTATATTCCGGTGATACCGACGATCGGTGAGGAGCTGATCCCGTTCGACAACGAGCGGCGATGGGTCGGGATGTACGAACCGAACACGGACGCGCAGAACGTGTTCAACTACGCGGCGAGTAACGCGGTCGAGTCGATGGCGCAGGAGCCGCGCTCGACGTGGGTCATTGCGGAAGGGCAGGAAGTCGGCCATGAGCGCGAGCTGCTGCTGGCGAACATCCGGAATTTCCCGTATGTCCGGTACAAGCCGACGGCGCTCGGCGATCATCTGGTGCCGGAGCCGAAGCGGACGCAGGTCGATAGCTCAAAGCTCGGCATGTCGATGGAGATGCTGAGCATGGCGGATCAGTGGATCCACTCGGGGACGGCGTTCTTCGAACCCTCGCTCGGCAAAAGCTCGCCGAACGTGAAAACGAAGGGTGGGACGCTGGCGCTCCAGCAACAGGGGGATCAGAGCAATTCGCACTGGCTCGACAACCAGGCGGAGCTGTCGATGCAGTACGAAGCGCGGGTGATCCTGTCGATGATTCCGTTCTACTACGATCGGCCGGGGCGGACGGCGCGCGTGCTCGGGGCGGAGGATAAGGATTCCAAGCCGGTCATTCTCAACCGGCCGTATGAGATGCAGGGTAAGCGCCCGCGAGCGTTGCCGTTCGGGACGCCGGAGGAGAAGCGGGCAGCGTTGGCGCGGGTGTCCGATCCGAATGACGCGGCGACGCTGCACAATCTCCGGAACGGCGGGGTCTACGGGCTGACCGTCGAAGTCGGCAAGGGGTACAAATCGCGCGTCGATCAGGGCGCGGACGAACTCGGCCAGCTGTTCCAGGCGGAGCCGCAGTTGTTTCAGCTGCTCGGCGATATCTACCTGCGGTTCCGGGATTTCCCGGGCCACGAAGAAGCGGCCGACCGCATCCACAAGATGTTGCCGCCACAGCTCCAGGATCAGCAGGACGGGCAGGATCCAAAGATCCAGCTGGAGCAGGCGAAGCAGGCGCTCCAGGCGATGCAGGCGAAGCTCCAGGAGCTGGAGCCGGAACGGATGAAGGCACAGACGCAGCAGTTGATCGCGAAGCTCAAGTCGGATACGGACAAAGCAATCAAGCTCGCCGATGTGCAGATCCAGATCATGAAGGATGCGACGTCGGTGGCGGTGGCGGAGATCGGCGCGATGGCGAAGGGTGTGCAGTCTGCGGATCTGGAGACGATGAAGGCGGCGGCGCTGGCGACGCAGCATGCGTCCGATCATGTGGAAGCGGCGAAGCAGCGGGCGCATGAAGCCGGGATGGCGGCGGCGGCGGCGCTCGGCGGACAGGTGGCGTCGGAAGCCGATCATCAGCGCGGGCTGGAGGCCGGCGACGCGGCGCATCAGCAGGCGCTGGAGCAGGGCGCGGCGGCCGGCGATCAAGCGCGCGCGACGCAGGCGGAAGGGGCGCAGCAGGGACAGGAGGCCGCAGCGCAGGCTGCGGAGCTAGCGCCGGCTGCGCCGGCTGGCGGCGAGGCGGACACAGGAGGGTAGCACCATGCATTTTGACTGGCGCAAGTTTGCAAAGATCGCCGAATTGGTCGGGCCGATCGCGCTCGCGGCGGCCGGGGTGCCGCCGACCGCGACGGCGTTGGTGATTCATGGGATCCAGATCGCGGAACAGGTCGGCGAGGCCAAGGGGCTGAACGGCGCGCAGAAGAAAGAGATCGCAATGGACGCGGTGACGACGGGGCTGGCGGCCGTCAACGCGGCGAGGCCGGGCACGGTCAGCGTGCCGGAGCTGACCGGCGTGGTCAGCGAGGGGATCGATCTGACGGTGAAGGCTATCCAGGCCGGGAAGAACATCCCGCTGTCGCCGGAGATGCTGCCGGGTCAGGTGCAGGGCGGCCCGATCTAGGGGCAGCGCGGGTAATCTGCAAAGATCTCGCCGTTGGGCGTATAGTGGCTACGCGGCTCACGGTTTCTGGAGGTGGTGATGGTGACACGGCGCGCATTCATGGGCGGGCTGTTGGGTGTGGTGGCGGCGTTGGCGGTGACGCCAGCGATCGAGGCCTCGCCGACTGCGGCGCCGGCCGTACCCCTGGAGACGGGCGGCGAGGCGTTGCAGGTCGGGGATGTGTTCACGATCCAAGGCCGGTATGCGGTCAATCCGATCACGCACAAGTCGACGGGCGTGCTTCAGCGGTTCGTCGTGACGCAGACGACATCGGCGAAGGCCATCGCGGCGTCGCCGAACAATGCCTGGAGTTCCGACAAGAAGGGTGTACGGCCGCTGTTCTATCCTCCGATGGTTGGGGCGGGTGAATATCAGAACGTCACCGATGCGTCGCCGTTCCAGGCGTCGGACATCCAGCCGGGCGTGTGGCTGCCGACGGGGGTGACGTTCCATCCGGAGGCGTTCTCGATGACGATGCAGCCGTTGGCCGTTCGGGTGCTGCATTGAAGGGCCGGGCGCAGGCGGGGTCGATCCGGGCGATGGCAGCGGCGAACGATCCGCGTGTGGGCGGCGGTGGTGAGCGCCGGGCGGACGTGGCGATCCGGCGAGCGAACGATCCGCGGGTCGTACCGGACCGTGGCGCGACGCGGCAGATGGCGGCAGCCAACGATCCGCGGGTGACATCCGGGAAGGCGTCCACGGCGGCGCGGGGTCGAGCCGACGATCCGAGGGTCGGCACGCATCCGGGCCGTAATCTGGGGAAGTTCTTACATCGGGGGAAGCGATGAAGCGAACGATCGCGGCGCTCGTGATGTGTCTCGCGCTGGCGGCCGTGGCGCTGCAGGCGGTGTCGTTCATTTCGTTCGAGCAGCTCACGGTGGCGGCGTCGTCTACGCCCTTCACGGCAGCGAAGGTCGAGCCGGATCTGTCGGGCGGGTCGCGGCAGGCGGACACGGCGCAATGTCGGCTGGAGGTGGCGGAGATTCGCTACACGATCGACGGGACGCCGCCGACTGCGGCGGTCGGTACCCTGCTGGAGATCGGCGATGTGCTGGTGATCAGCGGGCACGATTCGATCATGCGATTTCGCGGGTTTCGGACAGGGGCCTCGTCGGGGATTCTTGATTGTACGTACTCGGCCAAGTGATGAAGGCTAGAACGCGCTGGATCGCGGTCGCGCTGACGCTCGGGCTGAGCGCTGTGGTGATCGCGCAGCCGCCGGCTACGATCACGCCCGCGCTGGCTGGTGTCGCGTCGCTGTTGACGTTCGGAGCGCCGGTCGATACCGGGATCAGCAGGACGGCGGCGGGGACGGTGGCCGTTGGCAACGGCACGCAGGGCGATACGAGTGGCACCCTCGTTGTCCTCAATTTACTTGCGACCGGGAACATCTCCACGAGCACCGGGGGGGCCTTTACCTGGAACAGCATCACCAAGTCCGCGATCCGCAGTTCGTCCGATGGCGTCATGTCGTTCGAGAACCTCGGGTCCACCACCGGATCCAAAATCAAGGTTGACGCGCTGCCGACGGTGGCCTCGGGCTTCGGCACGTCCCCGGCTGTCACGGCAGGGAGCACACCCTTCGCCGGCTCGATCAACGTCGGGACAGGCGCGCCGGGCACCGGCGGGGTGATCAACTTCAACGGCACGGCTTTTCCGTCGGCGCCGTTCGTGGTCTGTCAGGATGATTCCTCGCTCTTGGTGGTGCGCTGCACGGCGACAACGACGCAGATGACGATCGCGGCTACGGCGTTGACGGCCAGTGACGTAGTGTCGTGGATCGCCATAAGTAGCAAGTGACGTAAGGGCCTATGGAAAACGGCTACGCGACGGCGAGCGACGGCGCGGTCACAGTCGATTCGAACACCGGATCGACCGACGATCTGCAGCAGGAGCTTGCGTCGGAAGTGTCGGTCGTCGAAGCGGACGGGCGCCGGAGTTCGAAGGCTGCCGAACCGACGCTGACGGTCGATGATGCGGAGGCCGGCGGCGGGGCGGCTCCGGTGGAGTCGCGCGAGGCGGCGCCGGCCGGGAAGGGCAAGCGGCAGAGCATCCAGGCGCGGATCGACGCAATCACGGCGGAGAAGTACACGACAGCGCGCGAGCGGGACGCGGCGGTCAAGGAGCGCGACACGCTGCGGGAGGAACTCGCGGCGCTGAAGGCGGGTAAGGCGGACGGCAAGGTGGAACCCGCAGCCGGCGAGGCGGGGAAGGCAGCGGCCGAGACCACTCAGCCGGTGCCGAAGGAGACGAAGGTCGGCGGGGTCGATGTCAACGCGGCGAAGTTTCCGAAGTACGCCGAATGGCTCCAGCAGGGCAATGACGGCGAGCTGGAGGATTGGGTCGACGCGCGGGACGCCTGGAAGGACGCGCGGGCCGCTGCGACGGCGGCGATCGAGTCGGAGCGCCGGGAGCAGTCGACGCGGTTTACGGCGGTGGCGGCCACGTTCAACGAACGCATGGCGCCGGTGCTGGAGGCCGATCCGAAGTTCTACGAGCGGATCGATCCACGGCTGACGGACACGCCGGCCATGTCGGCGCTGCCGAAGGGCACGAAGCCGACGCTGGCGAACTTCCTGGTCGAGCAAGTGATCAAGTCGGAGCATCCCAAGGAGCTGATGGAGCATTTGTCAGACAAGACGGTCGTTCAGCGCATCGCCACGCTGCAACCTGGAGACATCATCCGGGAATTGACGAAATTCGAGCTCACCCTCGGCGGAGCGACCGAACGCAAATCAGGCCCGGTCGCCGGAGCATCAGACGATGATGACGACGAAGTTGTCGCGGCTGCCGCCAGTTCGATCAGTCGCGCGCATCCCCCGGCTAAGCCTGTCCGCGGGTCGTCGCATGAGCATGTCTCGCCGGATGATGAACCGGGCGAAGATGCTTCCGACGATGAGTGGTACCGCTGGCAGAAGAAGCAAGATGCCAAAGCGGCGCGGGCCTAGTCGGGCGCATCTCCTCACGGTCAATTAGCCGGCGGCACGGTCGAGGGGCCGATGCCGAACACAATCCAGACGCCGACATGGATGGCACGTAAGGTGCTCATGGTCGCGTCGAATACGATCCGGTTCGTCGGCGCAATCACGAAAAAACTGTCGGAGGATTTCATCGCCGAGGGCGTGAAGCTCGGCGCGCAGATCAACGTCCGACTGCCGCAGCGCTTCACCACCACCAAGGGCCAGGCGATCCAGATGCAGGCGCTGGTCGATACCCTGGTGCCGATCACCATCACGGATCAGGCGAACATCGCGTGGGGCTGGTCATCGTTCTCTGGGACGCTGGAGATCCAGGACGCGGAGGATCGGTACATCGAGCCGGCCGGGATCCAGCTGGCGAACACGTACGACGCGGACGGGTTGGCGCGGTGCTATCAGGATGTGTTCTCGGTCGAGGGCACGCCGGGCACGATCCCGAACGCGAACAGCACGTACCTGAACGCGGCGGCCAGGCTGACGAACTTCGCGGCACCGCAAGGGCCGCGGCGGGCGCTGGTCAATGCGCTGATGCGCGCGGCGATCGCCAATGCGAATCTGTCACTGTTCAATCCGCAGGCGCAGATTAGCAAAACTTGGACGAACGGCATGTGGTCCGGGGCGGCGCTGTCGTGGGATCAGTGGTACGAGGACGTGAACGTGTTCCCGCACGTCGTCGGGCCGCTCGGGGGCACGCCGACGGTGAACGGCGCGAACCAGACCGGGCTGTCCTTGATTACGCAGGCGTGGACGGCGGCGGCGGCGCTCCGGCTCAAGAAGGGCGACGTGTTCACGATCGGCGCGGGCGCGACGGGCGTCTTTGCGATCAATCCGCAGAACTACCGCTCCACGACGCAGCTGCAGCAGTTCGTCGTGACGGCGGATACGAGCTCGAGCGCTGGCGGCGCGGCGACGATTCCGATCTATCCGCCGATCATCGCGACGGGCGCGTATGCGACGGTCGATTCGCTGCCGGCCTCGGGGGCGACGATCAACGTGTTCGGCGCGGCGAATACGGTGACGCCGCAGGGGCTCGGGTTCCATCCGTCGGCGTTCGTGATGGCCTCGGCCAATCTGATGATGCCGAATCAGGGCAAGGCCAAGCGCGTCCGGATGAAGGATATCTCGATGGCGCTGCGCTTCTGGGAAGGCTCGGACATCATGACGGATCAGCATCCGTCACGGTTGGACGGGATCTACGGTTTTAAAACACAGAGGCCAGAATTCTCAGTAAGATTCGCAAGTTGACAAGGGAAGGAGGTACAGCATCATGGCAACTCTCGCAACGCTTTCTGCGGCACAGGGCATCAACGATCAGACGCTCCTGTTGTCCGCGCTGACGGGTGTGATCACGGGCGGATATCTGCTGATCGATGGCGAAGTCGAAAAGGTGCTCGGTCTGGTGCCGGCGGCGGCCACGACGCCGGTGTCGGTGCTGCGCGGGCAGGAGGGCACGTTCAATCAGGCCCATCCGATCTCGGCGCAGGTGAAGGTGTGCGCCGGCATGACGGCGCTGACGCCGGGTGACTTCGGCGGCTTGGCAGGGACGCCGGGGGCATTCCAGATTCCGATTCCGCCGATTCCGGTGACGGAGCGCCGGTCGTACTCGGCGGCCGGGGCCATCACGCTGCCGTCGATCGGCAATCACATGATCGCGGAGCTGAACGGCGCGGTGGCGCTCGCAATGACGCTGGCGAATCCGTCGATCGCGCAGGACGGTTCGCGGCTGGTGATCTCCGGCAACGGCCAGGCAGCCCATACGGTGACGTATGCGGCCGGCTTGGGCAACGTCGGCGCGACGGCGGACGTGCTCACGTATGCGGCCGGTCAGGCGCAGTCGGTCGAGCTGATCGCCTCGGGCGGGTTCTGGCAGAACACGTCGATCGTGGCGGGCGCGGCCACGCTGGCCGGTCCGGGTGCGGCGTAATTCGGAAGGATACGCACAATGAACAACTTGCTGTCTCGGCGGGGCGTGTGGCTCGGGGCGCTGTTGCTGGCGGTGTGCGGCGCGTTGGGCGCAGCGATCGCCGAGGCGCAGGTCCAAACCAGTACGGGCGGAGTGTTCCAGCCCTTGCTGTCGTACGTGGTCGAAGGCGTCTGGACGTTCAAGGGCGCGGCGCCGCTCAAGTTCGAGGGCGCGACGAACGACGGGATCGCGATGACGATCGCGGTCCCGGATCCGACGGTGGCGGGTACGCTGACGCTGCCGTCGGCGACGGGCGGGGTACCCGTGGTGCTGGATTGCGGCGCGACGGGCGTCGGGAACCAAACGTGTGCGCCGGTCACAGCGACGGCGGCGACGAAGTTCTACGTGGGCACTTCGACGCTGGCCACGAATGCGGCCGTGATCACGTTCCCGACGGCATTCGCGGCGATCACGTCCTATCAGTGCATCGGGCAGGACATCACGACGCGAGCCAATCCGGTGCAGATGATCTCGACCTCGACGACGACGGCGACGATCACGAATACCACCGGCGCATCGGACGTGATCAACTGGATCTGTGCCGGGTACTGAAGGAGAGTGGTGATGGAGACGGAACTCGGCGAACGGCTCCGGCGCTTGGAGATGGAGCTGGAAGCGCTCCAGCGGATCAAGACGCAGGAGGATTATGACGAAGGGGCGCGGCTGCACGCGCTCCACAACGCGCCGTGGGTCAAAGGGCAGTACTCGCATCTGGAGTTCCAGCCCTACACGTTCCAGGCGTTTCCGATGGCGATCTACGGCGTCGGCTACCTCGAGGCGCGGCGGGACCGGGACGCGGCGGACCTGATCCCGGCGTTCGGCCAGGTCGATACGGAGCGGGCGCAGGCGATCCTGGTGGCCGATCGCGAGCTGGCCAAGACGGTCAAGAAGGTCGGGAGCGAGGCGGAGCTGCGGAAGTGGCTGGCGACGGGCCAGTGGTTCGAGACGCCGGGCGATCTCGTCGAGCGGGCCAAGGGGCTCCAGCGGGACATCGAAGT